TTCTTGGCTCATGTACACCATTGCCACCATCTAACATTTCGCAACGAGTCTTAAACTTATATGCTAGACCAGCACTGGCACTTGACTGCTCATAAAAATCAAACTGCTTCTGAAGCTGTTCGCCGATCAAACGACTGATGTTGTTTCCAGCATCGTCACGCAGTGTGATAGAGCAATCACCCCACTCATGTTTACCAGCTAGACGAACCACGCTGTTATATACATGAATGTCTGTATTAACAAAGTTTACAGTAGGTCTGTTGAAACTTACAACTTGTTTAGTCATTTCAACTAGATCAGCAGCACTCACTCCAAGACCATCAAATGTGATGCGAAAACGATACTGCAACTTAGGCATTAACAAACCCTGCGTACTTGCAGTTTGATTAGTTGGTAATGGTACTGTAAAATTTCTTAGTGAGGCAATTGCCATTTTAATCTCCCGAACTTATACTCTTATTTACCGATATTTGGGTAAGTTTTGTCAACCAAAACTTACCCAATAACTACATATATTATACTGTTACTGATGAACCACCAATAGTACCAGGATTCTTCAATCTAATTGGGATATAGATGAATTCAACTGCTTTCATTGGTTCTATAGCAATATCAACGTATAGCTCATTTCTTGCAATACGATCACCGGTGTTGTTTGTGTCGTCACAGACTACTAGGTAATCATAAACACCACGTTTAGCAACTAAATCATTAAGCAGCGATTCTATAGCTGTCTTGATTTGATCTCTTGTGATCTTGTCATTAGGCTCAAAAATAAACTGATTAGCTATACCACTTAAAATAGTTCTTATGTAGTTAACCAATCTAGCCACATTAACACGATCCATGCTGCTACCTGCTCCACTAATAGCACTGTTACGGGTCTTTTGACCATATGCAACAATACCTACTTGGTTTAACAAAGTGATTGGATTAATTCTACGCTCATACAAAGTATCACGTAATGCATTGTTTATACCAGTGCGAACAAATTGTCCGGTATTTGAATCAACATAACCAATTCCCAATACATTGTCAATTAATCCACGACGTGTTCCAGCAGGAGCAAACCATGGATATGATACTTGATCATTGTACAAGAAAGTACGTAACATCATATGACTCGCAGGAACTGCAATGTCATTACCATTTAAATCATTGGTAATAGCACCTGGGTAGTACACTGCTAGGTATGGTGTGCCTGTTACAACCTCGTTTGATTCGTAATTAATGATAGCAGTTGTAGTATTTGGTAGTACCATTGATAGGTCACCAATTACAAAACCAGTTTCGCCACGATCACGATTTAGAGCAACAAGATTTGGAATCAATTCCGGATACCCAGGTGCTGCCAATAAGTTAAAATTGTATGACTCTTCTCTTAATGCTGTATTGCTGTCAAGAGCAGCCTTCATTGCGGCAGCAACTTCATTGCGTTGAGCATAATGACCCATTGCTGGATGTCCATTAGCCTTGTAACTAATGTCACTGATCCAAGTTGATGTCTTACTTGGTAGCACAGATCCAGCACCCGGCACAGTTGGAGTGTCTGGGAAGTTAGTAGCATTGAAATAGTTACCAACAAATCTCTTGACTGTATAACCACTGCGACGAGTGTTAAACAGCAAAGTCCCTCTTGGGAATAGTCTGTAATCAGGAGCGTCTTGATCAATATAATTACTGGTTAATAGGCTAGCAATTGTCGGTAGTGTACCAGTTATTGGATCAACAGAACCATTTAGATCCCATCTTGCGTCAGCAAATATAATACCATTTTGTGTTAGACTATCAGCATTGTTGATCAAATTCCACTTGCGTCTTAGTTTATCATAGCGATATAGCTTAGGATAGTTTTCTAGATCGCTTGAATCTAACCATAGATCACCGCTTTCTAAAGCACCACCTGACTGCTGTAAAACAGGTTCACTGCCACTTACAATTACACCCAATGGGTCAGTTAGACTTAAGTTATATCCACGTACATCTGCCGTGACATTCCTATACCCTTTCCAGCCGCTGTCATCATTTACCATAATATCAATAGTGGCCGGATCACTGTAATACCATAATGTACCATCTGCAGGATCAGCAGCAGGAGTAGTCGAGCTTACTGTGTATAGTTCTATACCCCAATTTGTTAGATGAATAGAACCATTAGCTCCACCGATGTATGGTAGTACACCCGGAGTTGATAAAGTAAATCCTGCAAATGTTAACGGTGTTCCTGAACTGTTTTGTAGGCTAATAATGCCGCCGGATCTATGAATTATAGATACTTCGCCCGTAGCTTCAACTACAGCACTGACGTTAGGAATATTTTGGTCTTGTACTGACTTGACAAATGCTTTGGCTTGGTCTCCAGCCGACATGCCGATAGCCCCAATTATACAAGTATTTGTACTGATGGTACCGTCTAATTGGCTTGCTTTCAATACAAAAGATTGACCTGCTAATAAACTCGCCCAAGTAGAATTTACACCTGTTACACGAGTCTGGCCTGTTTTCTTTTGAGTATAAACTTTAAACCCAACTTCACCATTATTTAATGGTGTACGCATCACAAAAATGCTACCTTGTGCAATGTTCAAGCCACCACCGGTACGATCTAAATTATAATTAGCAGCATACGCATCGGCATAAACTTTGCTGGCCAAATTAATCCAAGCATTGCTTACACTATTATATCTACTATACACTAATTCGAAACCATCCCCTTCTGCAGATGTTTTAATCCATACGCTGCCATTTGGTCTAGGTGTGCTTGAAGCGTATTGCTCACGACGCCATGAAGGAGCGGCAGTGTAAGGACTATGAACCACAGCGGCCGAATTTAACAATATATTACCTTGGTGCCATTTCTGATTAGCTACACTCCAATTCCAAGATACACCAGTTGTGCTTACATTCCCCACGTGTGGATGTAAAATGTTAGCCGGCAACGAGGGTGGTAAACCCAATAATCCCAATCTTTCTAGTGGGCTTCCTGTCCCATCAACTAATCTAATTTGCCCATCTGCCGTTGTTCCATTAGATGCAGCAAAAGCGTTAGCGTAGAACTCTAACCTATCTGTGTTGCTTACTCTTGTTGTTACACCTACTGTGCCTAAAACACCGATTTGAGTGTTGATAAAGGTGTTTAAATCGGTCATGTTGGTGATAGCACTACCTGCATTTGTAAACACATTACCATTGATAGAAAAGGATTGCCCAGTAGCTATATTTCCTGTAGTTGCCATCAAAGCACTTACAGTTGTTCTTGTTGTGACAGCCTGAGGTATTGAGTACGTCCATGCGGCACTTCCGACTGTTACCCATTCATTATTGTAATTTTTATAATATACAGCGTTCTTACTTGTACTGTCAGTCATATTAGGTAAGGTTACTACTGCATAATCGCCTTTGTCTCCCACTGTTGGAAGCGGATCAAACGGACTTGTAGAAGTTGTAAATTCTAGACGATTAATGACAATAGGTAATTTTTTAAGGAATGGGGTAGATCCGCTTTCAATGCTGTCATTGAATTCATAAATTCCCCAATCTGTGGTACCGATGTTTAACCAATTTGTGGCATTGGCAACAGAACCACGTGGTCTTACTGCTGTGCCAACTAGGTCAGCTAAATTAATATCGGCCCGTACGACCCAACAACGATTTCCAATGCCTAATGCACTGTACGCAGCCATTAATCCATATTCATTTAGCTCGTCACCATGCAAAGGTGTATCTGCGGCACTACGTCTAAATATCGGTGCCCCAAATATACTAGTCAACTCGCGTTGACTTGAAATACCATATATAGTATTAGCTCTATCTTTTGTAGTCCCAGGAGCAGTCACTCCGTTAATTTTTTTATCTTGCTTGGTGGCAATAACTACAAAAGGCACAGACCCAATTGCGGTTGGGAGATATTGTGCTTCGTCGCTAATTGTTACTTGTACACCCGGTGATACTAGTGCCATAATTTCATCCTTTTATATAGATAAGATAATATTATCCGTTCAAATATTTATTGATATCACCAAAAAGAACGCCACTTAGCGGTCCTTTACTGGTCCTTTAATAAATACGGAATGGAACGTCAACTGTGCCCGCTGTGTAAGAAACACCCAGTGGCAATAAACTACTATAGAAAAGGAAAAACACATTTTCGTACAGCCTGTACACCTTGTATACATGGCCGTAACCAGCCACAAGTAAAGTTACCAGGATGGGTTAAAACAGGTTATAAAAAACCAGATAAATGTGATAGATGTGCTTTTAAGTTTAAAATTAACACGCAGGCCAAAGTATATCATGTTGACGGCAATACCAACAACAACCATTGGGCTAACTTACGTACAATTTGTTTGAACTGTCAAATAGAAATCAGCCATATGGGCTGGCGTCCTAGTCCTATTCAACCAGACTTTTGATCTGTGT